AGGGTGTTCAGACGCGCATCAAAAAGCTGACGGAGCGATATCGTCAGGAAGAGCGTGATAAGTCAGAAGCTGTTCGGTTATCCCAGCAGCTAATAGACGAGAACAACAAGCTGAAGACTCGAGTCAAAGCTTTGGACACAGGTTACTTATCTGAGTACGGAACACGTTTGGAATCTCAAACCGAGGGTGCCAAGCGCGTATACAAAGAAGCTTATGAGGCGGGTGACACGGATAAAATGCTGGAAGCCCAGCAGGCGTTGTCTAATATCGCCGTTCAGCAGCAACAGTACAACACTGCGAAGGCTCGGGCTGAACAGCAGGCAAAGATGCCTGTTCAGCAGCAGCAGCAGCAAGCGCAACCTGTACAACAACCTGTACAACAACAGCAAGCGGCACCAGTGCCGGATGCGAAGGCTGTTGCGTGGAAAGATAAGAACAAGTGGTTTGGTCAAGATAAGATCATGACAACGGCTGCTTACACAGTACATCAGGAACTCGTCGAGGAACAAGGGTTTGACCCGAACAGCGATGAGTACTATACTGAGGTTAATCGTCGTATGCGTGGGGAGTTTCCTCACAAGTTTCAGGCGACTAAATCGGGTGGAGGAAGTCAGGTCGCTTCTGCTGGTAACTCCGCATCCCGCAGCACGAAAACAGGGCGCAGGTCGGTCAAGCTATCGCATTCCGCAGTTGCGATTGCCAAAAAGCTAGGCGTACCTCTTGAAGAATACGCAAAGTATGTAAAGGATTGATGACATGACTGACACTAGAACACCGCGCAAGAGCGCAACACGCGAAACAGAAACGCGCAGAAAACCATGGGCACCGCCCAGCCACCTATCTGCACCAGAGGCCCCAGAGGGCTTTGTGCATCGTTGGGTACGAGTCGCAATGCGTGGCGAGGAAGACAAAATGAATGTCACCTCCAAGCTACGTGAAGGATGGGAACCTGTCCGGAAAGATGAGTATCCAAACTATGAGGCTGCAACCATCGATGATGGTCAATACGCAGGCGTCATAGGACAAGGTGGGCTGATGTTGTGCCGTATGCCTGAACAGACAGCACGCGAAAGAAACGAGTACTACGGGGGCCGAACCCGCGAACAGATGACAGCTGTAGACCAGGACCTAATGAAGGAACAACATCCTTCGATGCCGATCCACAATGATCGACAAAGTCGTGTATCCTTTGGAGGCCGCGAACGCGACTCCAATTAAACATATGAGGTGCTATTATGGCAAATTCTAACGGATCCTTTGGGCTACGTCCCATTGGTATTGTTGGACAAGGTTCGAATACTACGGGTGCTACCGAGTATCGTATCGCGTCAAACAACAATACAAAAATGTATCAGGGTTCTCCTGTTGTCCCAACTGCGGGCGGAACTATCGGTGCGGCGCAAGCTGCTGCTGGTGGTAACGTAGCATTCTTGGGTGTTTTCTGGGGTGTCGAGTACGTTCGCGCATCAGACGGCAAAACAATCTGGGCTCCTTCCTGGCAGGGTACTGCTGCGGGTGCGGATGCAAACTACCCTATTAAGGCGTTTGTTTACGACAACCCAATGCAGACGTTCACTATTGCGACATCTAATGTCGTTGGTGCAGCGAACACTGAAGCGGAAGTTCGTGCGATGGTCTTTAAGAACATCGCAATGGCAACGGCCACTGCGGGCAATGACACCACTGGTATCTCTTCTGCATCCGCAGACTTGAATACTGCTGCTGCCACTGCTGCTCTTCAGCTGCGTGTTATTGGTGTCCAAGACGACGCTGATAATTCTGACTTCACAGTCGCTGGTATCCCACTCATCGTACGTCTCAATACATCGTTCAACTCTGCCAATGGCGGGATTGCAGCGGGTACTGTTTCGTCCACTGGCGTTTAAGGAGGTCTAACACATGGCTATTTCACGCGCACAACTGGCTAAAGAGCTAGAACCAGGCCTAAACGCCTTGTTTGGTATGGAGTACAACAAGTACGAAAACCAACACGCCGAAATCTTTACAACAGAGTCTTCCGATCGAGCATTCGAAGAAGAAGTTATGTTGTCCGGGTTTGGCGCGGCACCAACTAAGTCGGAAGGTTCTTCCGTCAACTTTGACGACGCTAACGAAGCATACACTGCTCGTTACAACCACGAAACTGTGGCGTTGGCATTCTCAATTACTGAGGAAGCTATCGAAGACAATCTCTATGATCGTCTTGGTTCACGTTACACTCGTGCGTTGGCTCGTTCAATGGCACACACGAAGCAGGTTAAAGCGGCTTCAGTGCTTAACAACGCCTTTGCTGGCGGTGCTACAGCTGGTGGTGACGGCGTTGCTCTTTGTGCAACAACCCACCCACTGACAAACGGCGGCACATTCGCAAACACTCCAGCAGTAGCTGCTGATTTGAACGAAACTTCTTTGGAAGACGCTCTTATCAACATCGCTGGTTTTGTTGACGAACGTGGTTTGAAAGTTGCCCTTCGTGGCACCAAGTTGGTCATCCCGCGTCAACTGCAGTTTATCGCAGAACGCTTGATGGTTTCAAACTTGCGTGTTGGCACAGCCGACAACGACACGAACGCTCTACGCTCAATGGGTATGTTGCCTGATGGTTATGCCGTCAACGACTTCCTCACTGATCCAGATGCGTTCTTCGTGTTGACAGATGCTCCTCGTGGTATGATTCACTTTGAGCGCACACCACTCTCCACCAACATGGAAGGTGATTTCGACACGGGTAACATGCGCTTCAAGGCGCGTGAGCGTTACAGCTTCGGCTTCTCCGACCCACGTTGTATCTTCGGTTCTGCAGGGGCGGCGTAAGTCTCCACTCACTACTAGAGTCAGAGGCGGTCTTCGGATCGCCTCTTTCTTTTTGTTTAGACCTAGTGTATTCTGTCGGCACTAGGGCAAACATTAGCTTTGTAGACAGGTTCCGGCCCTCCTGACGTTGCATAGACTACAAGGCGAATCCTTATGCAAAGGGTACTATAATGGCTTCGACCACATTTTCAGGTCCAGTGACCTCAACAAACGGCTTTATCGGCGACATCGTTGTTCCAACTTACACAGTTGCAAACGCTCCTTCCGCGTCTGACGCTGGTGCGGGCACCGTTGCGTACGTTTCTAACGGCGCAGCAGGCGCAGCAATTTTGGCTTTCTCTGACGGAACAAACTGGAAGCGTTCTGACACAGGCGGCACAATCGCAGCAGCATAAGGGGCGGGTTATGAGTAGATACAACCCACCTTCTGAGGAAGAACTAGCAGCCCGAGGAATCGGAGTTGAGAAAGTTCGTGCGCGAAATGGGAACGGCACTCTTAAAGCAGACGATCCGACTACACCTGATGTAAATGAGGCGTGGGCGGATGTACCTGTTAAGAAGAAACGTGGCCGTCCTGCAAAGAAAAAGGAATAAACCATGGCTGGCTCAGACATAACTGCATATACTCATGCGCAAGGTGCGGCGGCGGCTCTTATAGGTCCGTCCAGATCGCGACTTCAGGCCGTGAATATATACGCGACTACGGCTGGCTCGTTCACTCTTACCAATGGTAGCGGGGGAGCAGCTTTGTTAACGCAAAAGTTTCCCGTAGGTATGAACGAGGTATACATCCCTGAAAATGGGATGTTGTTTACTTCTGGAGTCTTCATTTCGGCGCTCACGGGCGCAGGGACCGAACTTACGTTTCTCCTAGCGTAGGAAAACTCATGGCTAAGATCGACAAGTCAAAGATGAAGTGCAACGTACCGAAGCGCCAGATCTCTGGCGGCAAGAAGTCTGTTGTAAAGGCTTGCGATAAAGGCAAAGAAAAGATCGTTCGTTTTGGCGATGCCAACATGACAATCAAGAAAGACAACCCTAAACGTCGCAAGTCGTTTAGGGCGCGTCATGGTTGTGACAAAGGTACGTTAGACAAACTAAAGGCCAAGTACTGGTCTTGTAAGGCGTGGTGACAATGAAGCTTGACTTTCAGCATATTATTTCTGTGGTCTCTCTCGGGGTGTTAAGCTGGGGTGCGCTACAGGTTTCTGAAATGAAAGCGGAAGTTGCTGTTGTTTCGTATAGGGTTGAAGAGAACTACGAGATGATCAAGCCTATGTGGCAAGATTTTTTAGTTAGAAAGGCCAACCACTATGACGATATCAAGGGGACAAACAGCGTTCCAAGTTTCCAAGCCTCCAGAAAAGGACAGTAAGATGGGTAAGCCGGGATTATGGGATAACATCAAAAAGAAAAGAGAACGCATTGAGGGCGGCAGCGGAGAACGCATGCGCAGCCCCGGCGACAAGGGTGCCCCTACGGCCAAAGCGATAAAGGATTCGCAAGGCAAGAAAAATGGTGGTATGGTGCGATACAAGAACGGCGGCTGCGTAATGGTAGGCCGTGGTGTTCGCGATACAAAGATGGGTTGATGGCATGACAACTTCAGGTTCAAGAGATTTTAATCTCGATGTCGCTGAGATAATCGAGGAAGCGTATGAGCGGTGTGGTCTAGAAGTCCGCACAGGCTACGACGCTAAGACTGCACGTCGTTCTCTGAACTTGATGTTTGCTGAGTGGGCCAACCGTGGGTTAAACCTATGGACGGTGAAGCAAGCTTTCTTCACTGTCACACAAGGCACTTCCGAGTATACCTTGGAGTCAGGCGTGGTTGATTTGTTGGACGTTGTCCTGCGCAGGGACAACACAGACTATGAAATTCAACGTATTAGCCGCGGTGACTACGCTACATTGCCTAACAAAACAACGCAGGGCAGGCCTAGCCAGTTCTGGTTGGATCGTCAGATAAATCCCAAACTGTATCTTTGGTCCGTTCCAGAGAACTCAACCGACCAGATCCGGTACTACTATGTTCGTAGGATCGAGGACGCGGATGATTTGGTGAACACGACAGACATGCCTTTCCGTTTTTACCCGTGCATGGCGGCTGGTTTGGCCTACTATATGGCAGTTAAACGTGCTCCGGAGCGCGTTCAAATGTTAAAGACTATTTACGAGGAGGAGTTCCAACGCGCTGCGGATGAAGATCAAGGCCGTACTCCGTTGAAACTGCAACCTAGTCTAGCTTATTTGAGGGTCTAATGCCTTACGCAGCGGGAAAAAATGCTTGGGGAATATCCGATCGGTCTGGTCGCCGCTACCGTCTTCGTGAGATGAAGGTGGAGTGGACGGGAGCCAAGGTTGGTCCTGACGAGTTCGAGACGAAACAGCCTCAGTTGTTTCCTCCAAAAGCTTTTCCTGATCCTCAAGCGTTAATGAACCCTAGACCAGAGACAGGTCTATCAGAGCAACGAGCAATCCAGTGGGGATGGAATCCTGTAGGATTTAACTATCAACCAGGACTTTCTCCTTCAGATGAGTTAGTTGCGACAGGCTCCGTAGGACAAATAGTGGTGGTAATAACATGAGTTTAACGTATGCCCAGTTAAAACAGGCAATCCAAGATTACACGGAAAACACAGAAACTACTTTTGTGAACAACCTCCCTTTGTTTATTCGGGCCTCTGAGGAACGGATTTTAAAAGGCGTACAGCTGGATTTGTTTCGCAGGAATCAAACGGCTACGCTCACGGCGTCTAATCCGTACTTGAATTGCCCGAGCGATTTCTTGGCACCGTTCTCTTTAAGCTACACTTTGAACGGATCTCGAGAGTTTATCGAGTACAAGGACGTTTCTTTCGTACAAACATACAGCCCTAACACGGCGACAGAAGGCGTTCCAAAGTACTACGCCCAGTTTGATGTAGATAACTTCCTTGTCGGCCCAACTCCAGACACAAACTACACTGTTGAGTTGCACTATCTTTATCGCCCAACCAGCATTACAGCTGGGGCTGACAACGGAACTACTTGGATCAGTACGAATGGCGAACTGAGCCTACTGTACGGGGCGTTGGTTGAAGCCTACATCTTTATGAAAGGTGAGGCGGACGTGATGCAACAATACAATATGCGGTTCACCGAATCTATGACCGGACTAAAAATGTTGGGTGAGGCTAAAGAGACCACCCAAGAATACAGGGTCGGCAAAGTTATAAGGGCTAAACAGTAATGTTTAAGGTAGATGTAAGCATACCGGAAACGCCGTTCATGGTTGTGAAGACCACTGAGAACAGAGGGTTTACTCCGGACGAAGTTGCGGAACGCTGTGTCGAAAAACTGATCAGCGTTTCTGACAAAGCGCACCCTGCGATACGAGATCAGGCGAAGGCGTTTCAAAAGCACATGGAGAAGGTCGTCGCTTTTTATATGCGAGAAGCTATTCGCAGCGACCGCACAACTGTGTATAATGCCCTTAATGATGCAGGGCACCCTGAACTAGCTGACGCAATAAGGAGACTTTAAATGGCGATCACACAAGCAATGTGTACGTCCTTCAAGACAGAACTACTTGAAGGCAAGCACGATTTCACTAACGGGGCCGACGCTTACAAGCTGGCGCTCTTCACAAGCAGCGCAACTTTGAGTGCGGCCACAACGGATTACTCGACCACAAACGAGGTGTCTGGCACTGGCTACACTGCTGGCGGCGGTACGTTGGTTAACGTCACTCCGACATCTTCCGGCACCACAGCGTTCACTGATTTTAACGACCTTACGTTTTCGTCGTCTACAATCACTGCAAACGGCGCGATGATCTACAACACCCAGACGGGTGGCGGCACAGGCACAACGGATGCTGTTGTTATCTTGGCGTTTGGTTCGGACAAAACTTCGACCAACGGTGATTTCACTATTCAGTTCCCAACAGCCGACGCAACAAACGCTATCATCCGTATTGCCTAAGAGGTAACTCCTTATGGCCG